ATCATCCATATTGATTAAAGGGATTAGATCGAGCTTTGACGGCATTTTGTACTCGCCCTTAGTCTCTGCAGTGTTAACAGCTAGAACAGTCTTAAACCCGCTTTTAATCGCCTTAGCGGTGATCCCCATAACAGTTGAATTGTTAGCACTACCGCTAAAAGTAAGATCATAATTGTTAAGAGTATTCTTTTTAACACGCGCGTATATTTTGGTGTAATCATAAAATAATATATTGGGCATTGACTCGATAAACTTATTAAAATTTATATCAGTTGTACCATTTAATCGAACCGCTAGTGTATCGCCATAGTTAGCACTATGCAGATATATCTCACCGCGCAAAACGTCAAAGAATCTTGAACGTTCTAATAGATAGCAAAGCGTTCTCTTAGTAACTGCTTTTTGTGCTGGTGTTTTGCCTAATTGCCCACTACTAACTAAGCAGTCCTTTTTACAACCGAATAAATCAGCACCCGCGCATAGCGTTTGAGTAGCTACTTTATCAGCGGGTTGCATGTATAAGATTGCGGTATTGATATTAATCTTTTTGCCCTTTGCTATTTTGGTCGAGCTGTTAACGTTAATCAATGGCGTATTAACTTGGGTTAAATAGTGCCAGTTATCGATTGCCCAAGCTTTAACAGATGGATTGATAGCAGTTGATGCTAGTAGCTGTTTTTTGGTTACTTGTAGTTTCATAATATCACCTATTTAATTAGTTTAATATGTAAATCATAAGCTAGCGGTACAGGATAATTCTCGACGCTTTCGCTATCCTGTAGCCAGTCCCAAACCATAGTTTCCGCATCAGTTTGGCTATCAGCTACCACCATTATTGAACCGTTTTTGTTACCCGTATAATACGCTTTATATTTATTCATATTGTCACCTATTGGTTGAGTTTAATTAATATAATAGAACCACCTCGCTAGAAGTGGCTCGATATATTAACTAGCCATAGCCTCATAGCCGAATAACTTTTTATACTGCTTATTAAATGCGTATTTTTCCGCCTTGGGTAGCTTGTCCCATAGTTTAACAACATTGTCGTAAGCTTTAGACTCACTCCGCGATTGTCGCTCTTCGGTTTTATAAAACTTAGGGGAATCACATTCGATTAGATCTAGCTCCGCTTGGTGCATATCTACTAATGAGCAGTATTTTCTATCGGCATTAAATAGCTTGTTAACGATTGTTTTATACATAGTATTGAAAGGTGCTAGATGATGCTCTTTTATAACGTAATCGCTATATTGTAGATACCTGTTAGCGTACGCCTCTGCGCCTTCTACGGTTGCAAAGTTATCGTGAATAAAATCATCCACCATTAAAGAATAAACAATAGTCGCGCCTAGATCGTTTTTAGTGAAGTTAGTCATATCTATATACCTATATAATTAATTGAGTGAGGTGCTATTAGAGCATAGCTAAAAACATAATGCAAACGCCCTGGTCGATCTTTAACGAATCAAAAAAACAAATAACAGATAGAGACAAAAAGACAAACAGCAGAGATGATAATGATTCTCATTCGCATAGTGATGCTGCCTAATTCTCGAGCCAATGGATTTAATATCCTATGTAACCCCGCTATATATCTATCTTTATATTGTGTCTGTGGCGTAGATTGTGGCATTAGTGCTAGTAATGGACCCTATGGGGGGAACCGCCCGCGCTAGGGGAACGATATACCACCTCAGATTTTTGTACCAAAATTAAGACACCCCTAGACAAAGGTAGCGAATCCCAGTGCAAGTTCTAGGGGGTCTTAATCTATATAATAAGGAAGGTGCTGGCGGTAGTACGCCTAAGCTGTGTTTAACTAATCCTACATTACCTGTACTTATACCCTATGCAATATTCAGCAATCTTTAAGGATATACTATAGGTATGTCAAAGGGGGGAGGGGGGTCTGTTCCTATGTGGGGTCCCATCCTCCAAACCCAGTCATAGTAAGGGATTATTACCTAGCTTTTTAAGGCTTCCTTTAATGCTTTTAACTTGTTCTTTAATGACAACCAAGTCTTTTTCAATGCCGCTTGTGCTTGGGATACTAAGGCTGCTAACTTTCTCATCCAAGTTATCAATCCTGCCACGCAGCTGTTCAATTTCTTTTCCAATTTGTCCAACATCATTATCCTCTACTCTCGTTTCTAGTTTAACTAATCGTGACTCTAACGTTGTAGAGTCTACATTTGCTTCCAGTGTTGCCACTTTCTCTTGTAATGTTCCGTATCCAATAGCAGCACCAGCGATTGTACTCGCTAGACCTACCCATACGGAGAATGTTTTAACGTCCATCATCTTAGCATCATCTCCAAGTTGTCTATAGGTTCATAATATGCGTACATATCACCCTCAATAACCATGCTATACTCGTCCCAAGCTACGTTAAGAGCCGTAGGGTTGAGTTCATCAATCGTTATCGTCACAGTATCAAAGAATGCTTGAGTTGTTTCTGTGTCTATTACGAACTGTGCCATGGTATCCATAAGTTGTACGTCTTGTGAGTAGGCTTCGATCATGTTTTTTGTCATGGAAGCTTCAAGCATCGAGTCAATACTAGTGTTATATTGCTCTACATCTTCTTGCTTGATCTCAACTAAGTCGTTAGTGACTGCATACTCTTGTGCATTTATTACTTGTTCCTGATTACCAGTAGCAATTATCTGAGCTACCTCTGTAACCTCTGCTATATCGCCCGCAGCTTCGATTAGAGACTCTTTAGCGACCTCATAGTCATGCTGCTTGTCTATAATTAGCTCGTCTAAGGCGGCATTTGTGACAGCCTCACGGGTACTGCTAGATAATCCCTCTGAATAGAACATATTAAATGTATTAACTTGGTATTGGTTTATCTTATATGACTCACCCATATACTGATTAAAGATAACAGTGTTCCCTGCCTCCATAGACTCTTGAGTTTGCTCAGTGAAGTCTGTCAAACCTTTATCGATGGTGCTATTTATGTCGTTTATACTTTCCTGTAATGACATTGGAATGTACAGCCCGCCCGCTCTGGTTTCGTTTGACAACAGGAGCATCAGGGACAGTATCAGGGTTGTCTTTATAATATTTAATTGCTTGTTCACCGATTAGACCTCCTATCGGACATGGTGTTTTTGCGTTTAACATCGCATGAAATACTCTAGGGTCATTACATAGTACACTAGTTGCAGCGACTTTTAAGCCGAGGTGTTCTAACTGTCTAGATAGCTTAAGCAGCTCACAGGTTTCATCTCTTGTAGACGAACCGTAAGATAAGCCGATCTGTAAAGTCTGAACCCCTCTCCCATTCGAGACAACACATATATCTTGGTTGTAAACAGGGGCGGCTGCGCCTACCGCTGTGGGTACTGGTGTACCAGCTTGACTCACTACAGTGCTGGTTGTTGTTGTAATAGTCTCTGCTTGCGTATTATTACTAAAGTCACCTTGGTTTGCATCGTTAGCAAACGCAGGGAGGCTTAACATGGCAAGCATTATTAGTTTTTTTACATCCACGTTAGTGACCTTGGTTTATGGTTTATGTTAAAGCCGTTAACAAACTTGTCTAACTCGTCCATCATTAGCTTATTCTTTCTTTCTTGCATTTCCATCTCTACATCAGCAGCCATCTGTTCTACCCAATAGGCTACACCCATAGCTAGTGCATCAAGTCTATCGTCATGCGCTAGTGATCCCCTATCTTTCGTTATACGAGTCAACTGGTACGTTAACATATACCTCTGAGCTTTCTCAGGGGGATGGTGTTGTACGCTGTCAAAGTCCTTTTGGATGACTTTAGGGTCTATGATGAGCTTATGTTGGTTTAACACAGGCTCTAGTGTATCAATTATACGTAGTTCTTTCTGCTTACTGTGCCGTACTTCCTCAGTAGTTACAGGATATATCTTTCTTAAGAATGGTTTAAGCAGCTCTGTGAACATACCGTCACCAAAGTTACTCTCAATGAGTACCATGTTAACTTTCTGTTCCTTCGCTATGTTAGATAACTTCGTTAGCGTAGCTTCATCGTAACCACCTTGGATACCTCCGCAGTCTGCTACGTACAAGTAACCATTAAGCATCTTAACAACAGCATAAGCAGTTTCATCCTGACCTCTACCAGATGGATCGATAACAAGTACAGAACCATCGTACTCGATGTAGTCCCCTAGAATCGCTTCTGGGGCGTAATACTTGTCACCCGCTAGTCCCACATTAGGTAGGTCGCTAATCGGCTTCATAACGCCATACACGAGCTTCTCGGGTGCTTTATCGTTGTCTATCGACATCACCATCATGTCAGAGAGCTTCAATGGGTATCTATCCATGTCTGCCAGACTTGTGTCTAACATAAACTGCAATGCAAAACCTGAACGACCATAAGACAGTTCACGTTCAAGTAGGTCCTCATCATCAAACCGCAGAGGGTCCACAGGATTGCCGTCTAACGGACTTTCGGATGAGTGCATAGCATCCCATAGGGTAGGTGCTAAACGTTCGCCATACGACTTCTCAGCCTTCTCTATGGACGGGTATCTAGCAGTCCAGACTCTCATCTGGTATCCACGCTCTGTGAGTGTATTATAAAGACTCATTTCACACTGTGGTGTACCTAGATATAGAATCTTACCTTCAGGTTTGAGTACCGCATCAAATTCCTTAACAGCTTCACCTAGTTTCTCGCGCATCATTTGCGTCATAGAGTTGTTAGGTACCTCGATGTCATCTGCGATAATTATGTCTGCTCGACTGCCCGTAAGCTGACCAGTGATACCTACTGATTTAACAGAGGGGCTACCACTAGCCAGCGCGGGTCTTACATCAAACGCGATCTTACTCCACCTTTGCTCACTTGTTGCAATGAGATGTTGGCATATTGGGAGTTCAAGAATCAGACGTTGAGTGAATGTGGAAAAATCGTCAGCACGTTGTTTTGATGCTGACACAACCATGAACTTCTTTTGTGGATCAAGAAGTAATTGGTGTACCACGAAAGCTGCTGTAATATATGACTTACCTACTCCACGGAATGCCTCGATGATTGCTCGTCTAGGCGCATTCTGGATGAAGTCAGCCATATCATATTGTACTGGAGTTGGATCAGGCAAGTTAAGATGCTTCCAAACAATATACATAAAGTTTCGGAAGTCTTTTAGTTGCTCTGGTATCTTATCCATAGCTTATCCTTTTTTCTTAAAGCCTATCTTAAGTTTGTCGTAAGCTTTTTTAGAAATGGTTGAGTTCTTTTTAGATCGGCTGATGCCTTTCTTTTTTCTTGCGTTAATGTTTGCGTATAAACCTTTACTAGCCATTTCTGCTCCTATTCTTACGTTTACTTTGTATTCTTAAGTTACTTGTAGATTTGTTATTTGGGTTTCTGTCTTTATGGTCTACGTCTTTACCTTTAACAGCAGCAGCACCCCTCTTCTTAATCATTAACGATCTTGAAGCGTTACGGGCTGCCCTTCTTTTCTTTTGTTTGTCGCTGCTATGGTAATTAGCGTATTCTTTTTTATAGTTTCTGCTCAATGGGACATCTCCTCAAAAGGTAATGCCTCCAGTAAGTTAGCCATAGGAGACTCTGTAGTTACAACCTCGTGAACAGCTCCGTTATCTTTTAGGAACTTTGTCGCTACTGACAATTCTGATGCAGTCGCTTCACCTGATTTAACTTTTGCTAGTAAGTCTCTAGCTACACTGTCGTGCAGTTCGTCTAAAATTTTACTGTCCATAATTTATCCTTTCATAACCTTGGCAATCTTTTCGCCACTACGTCCAACGACATAGCCACCTAAGCCAAGCTGTAGTAACGCCCAAGCTTCATCACGAAGTGGCGTAGCGAATAACCCGAAGGTATCGCCTACAGCAAGTGCAAGGAAAGTTAACATTGTAATAGGTCGCCAAGCAGCAACGATAAAGTGTTCGCTCTTAGCTTCTGCTGCGACAATCTTTTGTTGTCCTTCGATGCGAGAAGTTTCATAGTCAAACACACGCTGCATGGCAGCCGCTTGGACATCCATAAGATGCCCTTTGGCTTGTAATCGTTCGTGGTCACTAGTGTGAAGTTTATCAACTAGTTCTGCTGCTGGTTTAAATACACCAGCGATTAAGTCTGTTACGCCCATAGTCTATACTCCAATGAGTTTAAAGAAGTTACCTAGTCCCATAGATTGACCAGCAAGGACAATAGCCCCGCCTACAGCAATCCACTTTATTTGCATGAGCGATTTATTAATATTATTTAGCTCAACTTTGAGGTCTGCTGTCTGTTGATTGAGTCGAGTTAACTGTTCAGAGTGTGAATCTACACGCCACTCTAAGCGGTCAATTCGTGGTTTTAGTTCTTCCATTGTTTATCCTTTACGTATCGCTTAAGCGTATGAAGGTGAGACCGCCAAAACTTGAGTCGGTATTACCGTTAGTTAAAATAGGACTGCTTGGATGTCCGCTAGTTGCACATTTAATCTTGTGAGTGCTAATATCTGTGACATCTACAACTGCTTGAAGGTTTGTGTTCTTATATTTATAAGAGCCTTCAAAACTTTCGGTGTTTCTGGCAACACGATCCCATGCACCACCGTTGTTAGCTGTAGCATAGATTTCCCAAGCCACAGAAGAGTCTGAGTTTGATTGGCTATTACAAGCAACATCCCACAGAACTAGATATACACCTGTCTCTGGGAAAGTGAATATTCCACCCGATTCAGTAAATTGGTCTCCAACACGGCTATAAGTAGCATCGTCCGCTTCTTCCCAACCGCTTAAAGGGTCTTGATTACCGCCTACATTATTAATTAAACGGAACTGGCTCATTTGCGTTATGCCACCACCCCCAACACCCGCAAGCAGTTGCGAAGGGATTGTACCAGTATCATCTAAGTTAGCTGGTGTTAAGCTTGTTAAAGCAGAGCCATCAAGTGCTTCGATAGCTCCGTTTGATTTTGTTACAAAGTTTGAGGTGTTTACAACACCACCAACGGCTAAATCGTAAGCCTTTGTCATTTGTATATCCTCTTAAAGTTGAGGACATCCTTGTCCGTATAAGACTACCAGCGAAGTGGTGTGCCGCTTCCTTTATTATCTGCGTTAATGCCGCTATTATATTGCTCGTTAATAGAAGCCTCTACTTGTTGTACTATATCAATACCCATAGCTTCATGTAACCACTCTATAACAGTAGCTTGGTCTAACCGCTCAAAACTTATAAAGGTTTTTGCGTCAACATCGCTTACGTCTAGCAGTTGATATCCAAAGTCGCATCCATATCCAAAGATATCATTTTTTTCTGCGAACCAATGAATCCGTTTTACGACTTTTTCAAGTCCGTTTGTAGTATCTTCATATTCTAAGTTAGTTATTGTATATTTAATCATTCCACCATTCCACCCTAAATTGTTCGTCAGCCACTGCTTGTGCAAAACCAGCATCATTGCTGGGTACTGTCCAGTAATATCCTGTATTGGATACGAAGTTAGCTGACGATTTGTATAAGTTTTGTTCGAAATCGTTATCGTAAACTATTTTTATCCTAGTCCACGTATTACTATTATAAGAACCTGATACATTCGCTTTATAATAAAATTGCTTACTATAATACGAGTGCCAATGTAGCCTTTGAATATCCGCATTGTTGTCAACAGCCGCATCGTCGTTTGGAGATATGCTTCCATAAAGGTTATTATTTTCGTTCCTATAACCATAGTAATTGCCCCCAGAAGTTGCCGTTTTCCCTGTGACATATTTTGAATCTTCAGGAGTTGCTACAATTTCAACATAAACATCAACTGTATCGGTTAAGCCGTCCCCATCGGTCACTGTTAAGCGCAAAGGATACTGTATAGTACCCACTGTGCTTGTGGTTATATGTGATTTTACTGATGCACCATCTAAGTAATATGTATTAGGACCACCTACGGTTGCCACCTCAAACAATAATTGAGTGTCATCTGGATCATTAACTAATTGATTTAGATTTGGGATAATTATATCACCGTATGCTAATGAATCATCAACTGTAATGACTTGGTTTGGCGTAAGGCTCCAAACAGGTGCTTCGTTTACATCCTGAATTAAAAACCACAAGCCTACGGTTTCATTTGAGTCACTCCAGTAGTCTGTGTAAGCTCTTAACGATATCGTCTGGGATGTAGAAAACTCATAATCAAAAGGAACGTTTGTAGTCCTTAACTCATCCCCAACTATTTCAAGTTGTGGGATAGACAAAGGCATATCAAAATAAACGTCCTGCCCATCAGGTAAGTCTTCGTTGCTACTTTCTTTTACAGCTTTTAAGTCTAAAACGACAGTACCAGCAGGAGTGTTTTCATTAACGTTAAGATACTTTAACCCCACAACAGGGTGGTTAGAAACATCGCTTAAGTCAACGACAACTGCGCCTTCATAATCTCCAGTTGTTGCCACTTCTAGTGTGTGCTGTATAAAGGCAGTCGATTGGTTGCCACTAGCGTCTGTTGCCCTTATAGTATACGAGAGGGTGTTAAGATTGTTAGGAACATTAGAAGAGTTCATAACATAGACACCACCGCTGCTTGCGTCTATTAACAAATTAATAGCGCTAGTTTCATCTGGTGTCGCTGCGGTTGATCCAGTGCCATCTCCTAGTACAAAGTCCCATGTAACATCTTCATTTACTTCGGGCGAGTAAAGCGTAGTAGGAAAAGGAGTGCCTTTGTAAAGCGTCTGTACTACTACTGATGAGTCAATAACGGGTGCAGTAGTATCAATCACATCAAAGTTTATAATAACGTTTTCAACGTAATCTTCATCCGCAGCTGTATCTGTAAGAGTTACAGTATAAGTGTATTGGCTTTGTGCAGACACATCCAAAGAACCGCCATTCATTAAAATAGTGCTTTGAATTGTTGAGCCAAATGTCATAAACGTAAGCTCAGAGTCAGAAAAGTTTTTATTAGTAAATGTTATGGTTTGCGTACCTTCTGACGTAGACGGAGTATATCCTACGTACGCGCCTTGATAGTCTGCGTTAATATACATAGTTCTTGTGGGTATACCGTCTATAATTTCAAACTGTGTGCTAGTGTTTGGAAGCTTAGCCCCACTATTCGGTCCATTATTTTTAAAGGACGCTTGTGATGAAGCTGTTTCTACGTTTAAAGTAACAACAGCATCAGCGTAATTTCCCGCTGCATCTGTAGCTCTTACTGTTACTTGGTACCCATCAAAGTCATCGATAGTAACTGCGGTGCCTTGGTCTATTATAATAGAGCCGTTTGCTAGTATACTAAGCGAAGATAGAACATCTCCTACAAATGAGTAAGTAATAACCCCGTCAGTAGTTTCATTACTGTCTGAAGCCTGTACTTGAATTACCAATGTGTCTTGACTTGTAGTACCTGTAAAAATAGTCTGTGTAGAATATAAGCTTTGACTAAACACAGGAGGCACTTCATCAACATTGTTAATGTTTAAAGTTACAGTTTTTCTCCCAACGTTACCCGCTGCATCGGTAGCAAGTACGGTAAATATATACTGGTTTTTAGTTTCAAAATCAGGATTAACGTTAAGAGTAACTTCTCCAGATACATTATCTATAGAAACATCATCGTCACTATCCACAGTTAACGAATACAGCACTGAATAGCTTGTGTCTGTAGCCACTGCTGTATAAACAACCTGACCAGAACCACTGTTCTCGTTTATGCTTGTGGCTGTGGGTGATGAAGTAATTACAGGAGCCGTAACATCAATAGGACTTACTATATCAAAGGTAATAGTTTTAGTTTGGAAGTTACCCGCTGAGTCTGTCGCTTTAATTGTAACCTTAGCTTCTGGTGTAACAGCATGGTCAAAAGTAGATAATAAAGAAAGCTCACCGCTGCTAGAGTTAACAACAAACGAAGAAGCTTGATAACCAGCCTCTGTATTGTAAGCTACAACACCGTCTGTGCCGTCTCCAGTATCAGTAGCTACCGCTGTATAAACAACAGCGTTTAATGCACCGCCAGAAACTATACTACCGCCATGTGCAGAAGATGTGAAGATTGGTTTAAGTTCATCCACGTTATTAATAGGGAATGTAACTTGTTGCTCTGAAACGTTACCCGCTGAGTCTGTAGCCAGAACTTTAGCAGATATGTTTTGATGGTCTTCATAACTAATGTCTTCTGTTAAAGTTAACTCACCTGTAGAAGAGTTTATACTAAAGAAAGACGAGTTTAGTACATCTGCATATACTCCTGTATCTTCAGGAAGTGAATAAGTAACTACACCATCTGTACCGTCTCCAGTATCAGAAGCAGAAGCGGTGTACACAACTTGGTTTTGTTGCGTGTGTTCGTTTATAGAAGCCGCAGTGTGTGTAAGACCGTTTGTGAAAACTGGTCCAGTGTCGTCTACGTTAACAAGGTTTAACTGAAGACTTATATCTGAATAGTTACCTAATGAGTCTGTAACTCTCACGTTTACTGGTATGTTAGGTTCAGTTTCGTAGTCAGGGGTAGCTGTATACGTCACACCCACCGCCATCGATCCTTCACCATAAGTGGTAAGGTCTATGTTGGAGCTTGACCCCGCAAGAAGTGAGAAAGTCAAAGGAGCATAGTCGCTTTCAGCAAAAACTGCTGCTTTAACTAAACCGCTTCCTGTATTTTCCAAGAAGCTAAACTGGCGTACGTTATTAACAGAGCCTGTGTCAGTAACGCCCGCTAAAACACCTACGTCTACGACGGGAGGCTCCTGTAGCTGTTGACCTTGATAATATATAGTAGCAGTTTCTACAATTTCTTGCCCATATATTTTAGCTTTAATTGTTGCGTTACCATCACCAACAGCGGGAGCAAAGTAAGTGGTGGTGTAAATACCATTACCTTGGCTTTCTACATCACCTACTGTACCCACTGTAGGTACAAAGGATACAACTAAGTCATCTGTTGTGACGTTAACGTTATTATCGTCCTTTACCTGTAGTGTAACTGTAGTAGAATTATTTTGTGTTGTCATTAGTGCATTCTCGACTGTGAGTGTTGATTGATTTAAGTATTCGTCAACACGGGTTAAAAGCAGAAAGTCAGTGTTGCTGCTAAGTGTACTATTGTTTAGATACGTGGCGGAGTGTAAATCAACCGTACCTGAAACATTAACAGACCTTCTTTCCCAATAGGGGTTAAACAAAACCTTTGATGTAAGTTCTGGAGCATCCTTACGCTTTACTCTATGATCGTAGTAAGCGTCTATGTCAACTACAGGTGCTTCACGGTTAAGTGCCTCCCTAGCAGAATCCTCAAGTAATTTACGATGTACTTCAGTAGGGGTTAATTCTGGATTTACTTGTAAATAGCAAGCAATCACACCCGCTATACTTGGCGCGGCTGCTGAAGTCCCCCCAAAAAGGGTTGTTATAAACCTAGGGTCATAGCCATGTATTGTTTTAGTGTAAGACCAGTTTTGCCAATCGTTGTCAGAATAGTGGTCCTTAAGCCCTATTGCGAGTGAGCTGCTATCAGGGTTTGGGGGATATACATAATTAGCTTGTGTTATGTAGTGGCTTCCCGTATGACTGTATAAGCTTACAGCAGGTCCATTACCACTGCCTTTAGCGGCTCTCTCAATAAAATTATAAGAAATTCCCCCATCTGATCTTGAACTGCCTTGTGAGTCTAAATAACTAGATATCTTTAGTTCCCCAGCTCTTATGCAACCATCAAAATGAGGTCCGTTTGGACGGTGGTAGTAATATTTTTTACTGTTTTCGTCACCTAGTTGTATCCAGTTATTATAATCTAAACCTACTGGTGAATCATCAGGTAAGAAATCTTTAATAGGGTTAATAGTATTTGCAGGAAGGTCCATATACAAACCAGAGTTTGACGAAGACCTAATGACAGTTATCCCAGCTTTAAAACACTCTTCCATGAAATAAGATGTACTAATAGGTTCATAAATTTCACCTTCATTATTAATTCCGCCTATATTAGTGCCGCTGGCTTTATCCGTTAAAACTAAGCCGTATTTGTAAGCCAGTTCTTCTCTTGTTTCGTTGTTGTATTCCCAATCTACACCTCTGTACCTTCCCCTAGTAGGAAGATCGCCTTGAGATATTCTTTGTAGATTTGAGTTAGAGCTTACAAGAACTGTAGGGCGTTTGTTCCCGTCAGGTAGCATTTTTCTTTTATGCCACTCAGTTACTAAGGATAAAAATCTAGCAGGATGGTTAAATTCATCACCAAAACCCGTAACAGTGTACGGCTTTGCTGCAAAAATGTGTGCGCCTTTAGCCCAGCCGTTGTACTTACCAGCAGCTGTTGTAGCTACTCCAGTCCCATGGTCGTTATACGTTGTTGCGTAAAACGCATCATAATTAAAATTAACAACCTGTTCATGATCTTCTGGATAACCAGCCTCTTCAAACCAATTAACCATTTTCATGCGGTACCCGTCCCTTCCCTCAAATTCAGGGTTATAATCCGCACCGAAAGGTCGATCATATACTACAATATCAACACCAGTTCCGTCAGCCTGTATATAACTAACAATATCGTTGTATACATCCCTACCCACAGCACTAACGGATTCGTATTTTCCTTCATAGATAGGTGTGTTGGTGTAGGTTTCTTTATAAGGGTCTCTAAAGTTTTTTGAAGAATGTAATGCAAGTAGTTCGGGCTGTGCCTTTGATGCGTCTCCATAAAAATCTTGTGGACCTGTATAAGTAGTGTTAACGTCTCCTACATATCGAAAATCTTCAAAAGGTGCTTTATGAAAGTAGTCCTCATCGTCTTCATCTTCTTCCTCTTCTGCTAGAAAGATCGTCTTAATTCTTGGGTCTTGTTTAAGTGTTTCCACTTCTAGCTCTGTTAAAGACCATATAGAAGCTGTAGAGCTTTCCAACATTAGGTCAGGCGATACACAAGACCTGTTGGGTACAAAAGAGCTGCCACCTTCCGCAGCAAGCTCCTCTTGTATTTGTAAAATATCACCTTCTTTATGTGATATAACGAAGTAGTATTTTTCCATTTTAACCTCTATGTAAATTTATAAACAGTGATAACTATATCTCCTGTTTGCAAAGCATAACCATCGTCATACTTACAAGCCTCTACTGTAAATCCTGTATTTGACTTATTGACTTTAATGAATCCTTTATTGTTACCATTATACGAAGCCATCACTTGATAATTACTTGCGAAATCAAAAGGCGTTGCGAAAGTTAGTGTATATACTGCGCCTACATTACTAACTGTTAAGTTATTCAAACCTTTTACGCTGTTATTGCTTAGATCAATACTTCCCCCATGTATAGGAAGAGGTACATCGTTAGCCAATACAGCTTCATTTGCTTTTAAATCTAAAGTCGTTGAACTATGAATTACTGGTTCACCATCAGAGGTTGTGCTTATAGTGTTAGCGTCCGTAAGGTTCCAGTGAAGTAAAGTGCTAACTGACTGATTGGCGTAGGCAGCCGCTTGTTCTGAATAGTGCCTAGCCGAATAAAAAGGCACTTGTCCGTCAACGTCTATTAAAGTGTTAGCAGGATAATTGATTGTATCTTTCAAGCTTTGTTCTAATGCGTCAGCAGCGTCTACTGTGGCTGTAATATCAGCAATATCAATAGACATTTGATCTGCATAATATTTAGCAGAGAATTTTTGCTGACCGTTGTGTTGAAAAGCTACGTCACTAGTAGCAAAGTTTTCTGCGTTTGTTTCCGCGTCCTGTACTGCTTGTACAGATAAAGCTTGTTGGTCGGTTATAGCAGTTTCACCCGCTGCGACTGCTGCGTTAATATCAGCAACGCTGTCCACTGAGTTAGCAACAGTTTGAACCGCTTGTGTAGAGGCTACTTCCTGATCTGACACAGCTTGTACTGATAAACCCTGTTGGACTACCACAGCTTGTACTGATAAACCTTGTTGGTCTGTTACTGCTGTTTCAGACAAACCCTGTTGGTCTACCACAGCCTGTACTGATAAACCTTGCTGATCTGTTACCGCTGTTTCAGACAAAGCTTGTTGATCTGTTATTGCTGTTTCAGACAAAGCTTGTTGATCTGTTAAGGCAGTAATAGAAGCTGATTCCTGCGCTGTAACGGCAGCAGAAAAACCTGATACAGCGTTTGCTGCTGAGGTTGCACTATCTTCGGCTTTAGCAGCGTAGTGTAAAGCTGAGTATTGGATAGCACCGTCGTCTGTGAAGGACACATCTTCAGGGTTTGTAGCGTATTGAGACGCAAGCCCTGCGGAGACGGGTACAGTAATTTCAGCCGCTACAACAGTAGCTTCAGCTTCCAATACACGAGTAGCATAACCACCCGTAGGTGTTACAACTGTTACAACGTCTGTGTTAGTTAAAGAACCACGTATAAATAAGTTTTCTAAATCAGGTAGCACTTCATTACCAGAAACCCAATCTAGCTCTGAGTTATTAAACTTTTGAAAGTCTTCATACGCTGGCTCATCCTTACCTCTAAGACGAACACCGTTTAAATATACAACCGTGTTTCGGTTCATCTCAGGTACATTAAATACTTCAGAAGCCGCTAGATTTACGTCCCCTGCAAAAGTTGAGTTGAACTGTGGGTCTGTCTTAGTAAAGGTTGTAGTAGACAGTGCTGGTGCAGCGAAGTGCCATTCAACACCGTCCCATATTTTAAGTTCGTTTGCTGTTTCATTTAAGTGATACCATAGAGTACCCTTAGCAGGGTTTTCTGGTGGTGTTTCTTGACTGTAATAAAACTGACTTGCGCCCACTATAGTTCTGTTAGCTTCATCCAAAGCTTCCTGAGCCATATAAAACGATTGGTCAGCATCTTTATCTAATGTTTCAGCGTTAAGTAGTGATCCGTCAGTATAGTCGGTTAGTCTAGCGTCTTGACTAGTGGTGCGTACTATTCTTATTTTTTGACCTTCAGTTGGAACGTTACCCACTACAAAGTTTAAATAAGTCCCACTTAGGTTATAGTTACTAGTAGGCTGTAAAAAAGTATCTACGTATACTTTTATATCTGTATCCCCTCTACCCTCAAGGTAATCAGGGGTAATAAAACTAGTATTGTAGCTTATATCAGCCTGTGCTGTATATTCTTTATTTGAATTTGCCATTTATTTATCCTGTTATTCGCCTGTTAATGAGATGTTCCCACGATTAGTAGAAGCACCAGATTGTAGTAGTAATTCAAAGTAGTTCTTATCTTGAACCTGACTGTTTAGTTTGTCGTTCTGTAGAATTACATTATCAAGCGCACGATTACGTGCATCGTTAATTGCTTTTTTAGTTTCAGTTACACGCATACCGTGTGTTTTTGTATTTAAAGGAGAACCCATAGGTAAGTGGTCAGCTTTAGCGTAGAACAATACATTCTTAACCAACACCTTATCCTTTGAGAGTTCCTGCATCATTGCATCAAACAATGACATATTCTTACCGTCATAAACGATCTCAATGGTCCGCAAGTCTTTATCAGGGAAACGATCATCTCTTATCTTTTGACGAGTGAAGTTACCGTAACCTAGATTTTCTAACTTAGCTAAGTAATCAAGAGCTGCCATGTGGTCCTTACTTCTACCTTGTGATAAATCTTCAGGAGTAGCTGCACCGAAACCAGTGACTTGAGCATAAGATATTTCACGCTCCATAGCCCACCCAAACGTATCGTAACGTCTTGGTAGAGATGTGTGGTAAGGGTTAACAGAACTAATTAGTTTATCTTTAATTCCATTAGGCTGTGTTAAAGGTGCATTACCTTTTGCAGCTTCTTGAAATTTCTTGATAGAACTAGGCACTACTTGTAGCGTCTTATCTAAGATAAAGTTACCAGCTAAGTCTAATGCTTTAGCCTTATCCTCACCTTCAGGACTTTCCATCAGACCTGTAAAGCGTACCACTGTACCTACTGTATCAGACACACCTTGTGTTAAGGCAGAGTCACGAATAGCAGAGATAGCTGTAGCAAAGCCTACACCAAAGGTAGCCATGATTTCATCAGGGATTAGCCCGTCATCATCAGCGGCAACACCGTCCATGTTCTGCTTCTCTTGATAATCTAAGTAACCTTCAAGAGCATTCGTTACAATCGTAGCAGGAATACGTAAAGGTTCCCAACGAGCGAACGACACTTCTTTACCACCATCTAGGAAGAATGGGTCTTTAATGGTCAATGGACGCATTGTAGATTTATTCTTTTCCCCTGTCATGGTGTAGTCAACATTAGGACTGCCTGAGATAGAGCCTTCGGCATACTTAGTGATTACGTATAGCATCCACGAATACGCTACTGCTGCTTCTGTTTTAGCTCTTGCAGCTCTAGCAGGACCGTTGATACCAGCCATGTCGTTTCTAAACTGTGGTAACAGACTGTTCACTGCTGGCGTTAAACGCATAGACTCATGGAACAACCATGCTGGTGTTCTAAAGAATAAGTTACCAATAGCACGAGACCAAGCTTTATCTCTTGTCCAGTCCTCGTAAGCTTTCGCCATACGCTCTGGTAACGCTCCGTCTGCACTAAAGTCTTTCTTGTACAATAACGTCTGTACAGAATCTAAAGCAGATTCGCCTGTCTCTTGTATACTGTCAGCTTCTTTTGTAATTGCTTTTGCTAATCGCATAGCCTCTGGCGTACCTTCTGCAAACAACTTCTGTGCTTGCGCTCTAAGGTCAGCCACTGATGCCGTATCGTTAAGAGTTTTAAATGCGCCTTCGCCCATCTTCTTAACTTCTGCATTAACAAAATCTTCTAGGTCTTTACCTGTCTTACCTTTTCTTGCTCCAAGCTCATAGATAGGTTTTAGTTTCTTCTCTGTAATATGGAAGTCATAACCTTTATCAATTTGCTTTTGGATGTTGTCATCGATGTACTTCTCAATGTCCTTACCTTTAAGACCTTTTTCTAAAGCCTCATCTAGTAGACGATCAAAGCCATCTGCTGTTAGACTAGCTACTGCTGCAATCTCTTGGTTAAACGCATCTGATGCACCAACAAGGCGCGGGAAGAAACGCATAAACTTAGCAGCTTCTGTTGATCCTAAGATAGATTCAATCTTAACGCCACCTTCTAAGAAACGTGAAGGGTCAGCAGTAAGCATTGTTTGCTCATACCGTGCAGCAGCTCTTGCAGATACTAATGACGCTTGTAACGCCCCTTGCATCTGTGAGTAGATTTTAAGGCTCTTCTTCCAAGCCATACGGTTTAGTGGATCACTAATAATCGTATCAAGCATTGGGTAGAAGGCTACCTTCATTGCTGGGAACACAGTGTTGTATATGATAGTAGAAGGGCTAAACACACCTGAGATAGAAGCTTCTAAGAACTTCTCATCTAGTTTAGCTTTAGGTTTAACACCTACTGTACGTTCAATGTCTAGCTCTGCCATCTCATCTAGTATTCGTTGGAACTCTGGATCAGCGTCACGTATTTCTCGTAGTTTGGTTGCACCTTCGTAGTCTTTAGCTTTTAAAGCTTTGTTTATTTCTACTTCATGTTCGTCTGTAATCTTTTGTAGCTTTCTATTATAAACTTTTTGAGAAGCACTCTTTACTGCTGCTTCGTAATCAAACTCTTTACCTTCTGCATCAGCAATCTTTTTGCGATACGTCATAAAGTCTTGAATCTCTTGTAGGTTTCTACCAGAGTAAGCATTAGCGTGTATACGTAACATACCTGTTATTTCAGCTACATTCTGCGCTGCTTCTAAATCCATTTTTAATTTGTTCAGTTCAGCATCTGAAACGTTCTTTGTCATCAATCCTTCAATTACATGAATGTCAGCACCAGCTAGTTCATCTGCTGCATTGATCTGACGTAAGATGTCGCTAAACTCTTCAGGTGTGTACTGATGGGTTTCAAAGTCATTTATAAATCGCTCTAGTGATCCTTCAGGATTAGTTTTCATTTCCTCAAAGATGTGGTGAGCGTGTGTGAATACTTTAGGACTAATACGAGCCTTCGGTGGGCGAGGGTCGATAGTTTCTTTTGGTTGTACTTTTACATCAGGTTCATCTGTTTTAACTTTAGCATCAACTGCTAGACCATCATCAACCTGATCTTTAATTAATTTATCAACTTCTGTAGAAGGTAATTCATCATCTACAGCTTTCGTAATAAGAGTATCAGCTTCTGCTTTTGCATCCGCTAGTTTCTTTTCAGCTAGTATTTGTTTTGCTACCGCTGCTTCATCGTTCTTTTTAGCAGCTTCTGCAATCTTAGGTTCGTAATACTTACTAGCAAATTTACCTACACCGTAGTTTAATGCAGTACCAATAGCAGCTCCACCAGCAGCACCTATAGTACCCATTAGCATGGTACGTGTAGTGTCATACTCGTCTTGCGCTCCCGCATCAATTCTAACGTTCTGCATCATAGCATCAGAAGCCATAGCGTGTGCTGCACCTTCTACACCAGCTAACGCCCCTACTCTTTTAGCAGAGGTGTTGATGCCAACTTTAGCAGCAGCCTCGACAGACTTAGCACTAGCTTTCTTAAGCGATGCTTTTACTGTTTGTCTTAATGACTCCTTCATCGCAAGCTTTGCTGCTTGTCCCGCTACAGCCGATGTACCAAGAGTAGCTAGACCTAACCAGTTAGTTACGTCTGTCATCATCTCCCAGCCAGCTTGACCAGTTGTGTGCCAGCTCATGTTAACAGCGTCATACTGATCTAACATATAGACAAAAGCTTCTTTAGTTTTCTGGTCTGCCTTCATCACTCTTGACGAGTCAATCGCCATGTCACCAATGTTATAGTTAAACCCTGCCATCTGTTTCAGACCGTAGTCTGCTAACTTCTCACGGTAGGTTTCACCACTGTATCCTTCTAGCTCCTTGTCACCTTTCTGGGGTACATACCCATAGGTCATTTCAAAGAAGTGTTGAGAAGACCTAATCCAATCATCTTTCTTATGGAGGTCAGTCCACTCAACGTCTTGTTCAATAACACCAAAAGGTGTGTAGCCTTGTTCTGTTTCTATGACAGGTTGCTCAGTGTTTAACGATGAAAGCTCACCAAGATAATCTCTTTCCTTATCCTCGTCTTTCAAAGCGTTAAGCTCTGCTAGATAATCTCTGTCTGCCATATTTGGCTCCTATTTATTGTAATACTTGTTTAACCAGTTCTCCTCAAACGCTACTTCTGGGTTCTCTCGTATACGGTTTAAGAACTCTCTAGCCTCGGCTCGATATGTCCAAGGTATTGTAGCAATCATTGGTTCTAGTGTTTCAATCGCTTTCTCAGCGTAGTTGTATATATACTCTTCACGTTCTTCATCAGACATACCCTCAAGTGCTTTTTGAGCATCTTGGAATGCTTTAGAGTTTTCGTTTAAGGTTAGTGAAGGATCGTTCTCAACTTCAAGCACTGTCTCTAAATTCTTTATCAGCTCTTCATCACTAATCTCTGGTATTTCAAAACCAGCCTTCTTCCAGCTTTCTACAGCTTTAGGATTATCCTTGTTTGACTCAAACCAGTTAAGCTGCGCCTGAGTTGGTTCTTTAACGACCTCAGATGTTTCGTTAGGTTGTTCAGTTGCGGTTTCTTCTGTAGTAACTGTTTCACCGTCTAAACTTACCTCTGATGTTTGACTAGTGTCAGGCACTCTGTTGCGTAACTGATCGAAGAAATCAAAATTAAGGTCATCTATCTCATCTGGTGTAAGGGGGTTATCCCAACCTTTATCACGCTGCGCTGCTGAATAAAGCTTCCTATACAAACGTTTAGCGTCTGCGGTTTGGTCTAAGATGTAATCAGCTACTTGTGCTTCAGGTACTTTATATTTAGCTGTACCATCTAACAAAGATTGCACTTCACCAGCAGGGAAGTTAGCTGCGGTATCAACACCAACAAGCAATCCACCTAGGTTATTACTTAAGTAGCTTTGTTCGTTATCTAAGAATAGAGGGTTATATAATAAGTATTCATCTAGTGATGCTCTATCTAGCGATACTTCATTGCCATGTTTATCCTTAACTGGATTGCCTTCCATATCGACAAGAATGTCACTGCCGTCTGCAATAGACTTCTGCACTTGTAACATAAAGTTATTCTTGTTTTTAGAAGATGCACCGCCTGTCAGCTTACCACGCTCTTCGTGATTTCTGAGAGCTTCTGTCTGAGCTAGTGTTAGGTTTGGTGTATCGTATGTAATAGTACCATTAAATGCATCTATATCTGCTTGGTTGCGCTCTGCAATACGTTGTGCATTACTAGCAGCCACCGCTGAACGTTGGTCCGATTTGAACTTTTCGTTTAATGCTACTCTAGCATCAGAAAAGAAATACTTAGTTGTTTCATCTTGGTATTCTTTAGGTAAGTTTGCAGGGTCTAGTAAGTACGGATTGTTGGTAGCCTTAGCAGCTTCAAGTAAGCTTTCACGTACCCACTGCTTTTTGATCTCA